GTCAGATGAAATAGAGAAGTGGGACCACTTGAAAAGCCTGACTTATTCAGTCGTAACAGGTCCCAAAATACAACGCATTAAAGCTCTGCAACAAGACGTTGACATTTACATTATCAATCGGGAAAACTTGAAATGGCTAATTGAATCCTCTGGTAATTCCTTTGACTACGACATGTTGGTGATCGATGAACTCTCTAGTTTTAAGTCTTACCGCTCACAACGCTTCAAAGTCCTCAAACGAGTACGACCCTTGATTAAACGCATAGTTGGCTTAACAGGTACGCCATCTTCTAATGGCTTGATGGATTTGTGGGCAGAGTTCCGCGTACTGGACATGGGCCAACGACTCGGGCGCTTCATCTCATCTTACCGGATGAACTACTTTGACCCCGACAAACGGAACATGTATCAAGTGTTTACCTACAAACCCAAGCCTGGCGCTGAGCAAAGTATCTACCGTGCCATTCATGACATCACCATTTCTATGAAGTCTAAGGATTACTTGAGTCTGCCACCATTAACTATGAACACCGTTCCGGTAAAAATGAGTGATAGTGAGCAGGCCATCTACGACGAACTCAATTCCCAACTGGTGGTATTAACGCAAGGTAAACAAATAGACGCCTTGAATGCTGCTAGCTTGTCGAACAAGCTATGCCAAATGGCTAACGGATGCGTTTATGATGACCATCAACAAATTGTGCAGATCCACCAGCGAAAACTTGATGCCCTTGAAGATTTGGTTGAAGCTGCTAATGGTAAACCAGTACTCGTTGCTTACTGGTTCAAACACGATCTCTCCCAGATCAAGCAACGATTCACTGCTCGCGAGATTAAAACTGTTAAAGACATTCAGGACTGGAACGCTGGTAATATTCCATTGGCATTGATTCATCCTGCTTCTGCCGGACATGGTCTCAACCTGCAGGCTGGTGGTGCCACCTTGATTTGGTATGGATTAACTTGGAGTCTGGAACTCTACCAGCAAACTAACGCTCGGCTCTGGCGGCAAGGGCAACGTCAACCAGTAGTTATCCACCACATCATCACTGAAGGCACCATTGACGAAAACATTCTGGCCGCCTTGAAACGTAAAGATAAAACCCAGCTAGCGTTAATCAATGCGGTGAAAGCCAACCTGAAAGGAAGTGTTGTGGCATGAATATCATGTGGAACTACTTAGACAAACGACGAGCGACCGTCGCAGCCTTGAAAGATTACGATGGTATGAAGTTCATCATTGACTCTTACCAAGACGAACTGAAACTAGCTAAGGAACAAATGGTTGGTGTCAGTTCGCCTCGCTATGGTTTCTCACCCAGTGGCAGCAAAAAGGATAACCCGACTGAACATCGCCTGCTGCATGGCATCGATGAGACAACCAAGCTGAATGAACGCTACCAACAAGCCCAACTTTACTTCAAGTGGTTCGAGCCAGCCTGGCAAGAGTTATCTGAAGACGAGCGCTTTGTTTTAGATGTCTGCTATCGCACTCCAAACCAGTCAATGAACGAGGGACTAACCATCGTGATGGACAAGTACTTCATTGCGAAAACCACTGCTTACAATCAAAAGAACAAAGCACTCGATCACCTCACGCTCTTACTTTATGGATCCCATCATTAGAAAGGTAAAACGCAGAACAAACAATCAGCCTATCCATGTTACGATAGTAGTGTAGAAAATTAGGATAAAGGCATTTGCTTTATAACGATTGGAGCCTGGCAGCTTTAAACTGTTGGGCTTTTCTTATGCCTGCAGAAAGGAGGAGCATCGTGCCTTACTCACCTAAGAAACCATGTCGTTACCCTGGCTGCCCACGATTAACACACAATATGTATTGTGACCAACACGAAAAGATAGTCTCTTCTTATTACAATCGCCACCAACGACCAAAGCGCAGTCGTCCTCGTTATCATCGTGGCTGGCCTAGGATCAGACAAAGATACTTACTCCACCATCCCTTCTGTGAGATGTGCCTGAGCCAAGGAAGGTATACCCAAGCCACCGAGGTCCATCACGTTCTGCCTCTGGAACACGGCGGCACCAACGAGTTCAAGAACCTGATGGCATTATGTAAGCCATGCCACTCCCGCATCACCGCCCAGATGGATGATCGCTGGCATAAAAAGCCACGTCGATATCATTACTAAACCACGGAGGGGGCCATCAAATCCTAAAAAATTTTTCGCGCGGGAGCGGGCCTGGGCCTTCGTGTGTAAAAAATCGAAATCAAAGGGGGTATTAACCCCTGCCGGAAGGAGGGAGAGATTTGGCTAAAGATGGTACGAATCGTGGTGGATCCCGAATCGGTGCTGGACGTAAACCTAAATCACTTCACGACAAAATTCAAGCCGGTCAAGATGCTCAGGTGATTGACCTACCAACACCAACCAATTTGGAAGGCCATGTGATGCCGCCAGTCAAGAAGTACCTCAAGGCCAAACAGAAGAATGGTTTAGAATTCGACGCCGCTGATATTTTCAAAGAAACCTGGGAATGGCTGGTCGAGCGTGGTTGTGAAAAGCTAGTCAACAGCCAGCTAATTGAGCAATACGCAGTCAGCGTCAGTCGCTGGATTCAATGCGAAGAGTGTATCTCAAAGTTTGGCTTTCTAGCCCGCCACCCCACAACTGGCAATGCCATCGCTTCACCTTACGTGGCAATGAGCCGGGATTACATGAAGCAATCTAGTCAGCTTTGGTTTCAGATTTTTCAAGTGGTCAAAGAAAACAACGCGGCCGCTTATCAAGGCACTACTCCTCAAGATGATGTGATGGAGCGGCTATTAAGAACCCGGAAAGGAAAATACTAATGCAAATTATCAAACAAAAGATCAATAAACTAATCCCTGCAGACTATAATCCTCGTAAAGATTTAAAGCCTGGGGATCCAGAATTTGAAAAACTAAAACGCTCAATTCACGAATTTGGCTATGTTGACCCAATCATCTGGAATAAACAAACCGGCCACGTCATTGGTGGTCACCAACGCTTGAAAATCCTTCAAGACGAAGGTCTTACTGAAGTCGACTGTGTAGTTGTTGACTTTGATGAAGCCAAAGAAAAGGCCCTCAACGTTGCTTTAAATAAAATCAGTGGTGCCTGGGATCAAGCCAAACTTGGCCTCTTAATCTCTGATTTAGAAGCATCTGCCTTTGATGTTTCCTTAACTGGCTTTGACGAGAATGAGATCTCAGACCTTCTTAGCACCGCTGACGATACGCATGATGATGACTTTGACGTTGATAGCGAATTAAATAAACCGACCTTTTCAAAGGCTGGTGACTTATGGCATTTAGGTAAACACACTTTATTATGCGGTGACGCTACTAAAACAGCAAGTTACCAGAAATTGCTAGGTGATCATAAGGTCAACCTAGTGCTCACCGATCCACCATACAATGTCGATTACCAAAGCAAGGCTGGCAAGATCAAGAATGATCATCAAACTGACGACAAGTTCTACCAGTTTCTACTCGCTGCTTTTCAAAATACGAATCAAGCAATGGCTAATGACGCCAGCATCTATGTTTTCCATGCCGATACGGAAGGACTGAACTTCCGGCGAGCCTTTCAAGATGCTGGTTTTTATCTATCCGGTTGTTGTATCTGGAAAAAGCAATCATTAGTGCTTGGTCGCTCACCCTACCAGTGGCAGCATGAGCCCGTGCTCTACGGCTGGAAGCACGATGGAAAACACGAATGGTACACCGGTCGCAAGGAATCTACCATCTGGGAATTTGATCGTCCAAAGCAAAGTAAGGAACACCCAACGATGAAACCAATCCCATTACTAGCCTATCCAATCATGAACTCTACTATGTCGAACTGCACGGTTCTTGATCCATTCGGCGGTTCTGGTTCGACTCTGATTGCTTGTGAACAGACTAATCGGATTTGCTACATGATGGAGCTGGATCCTAAATATTGCGATGTGATTGTTAATCGCTACATCAAACAAGTCGATTCGGATCAAGATATCAGTGTGGAAAGAGATGGTCATATAATTCCTTACAGTAATCTAAAGAAGCCGGCCTAAAACGCGAGAAAGCCTTGCTATCTGTGCCTTTTAGAGTGATGTATACAGTGATCAAACAAGGAGGTACAGAATATGGAAATTAATTTTAATGTTCATGGTCAACAGCGTAAAAAGCTAGTCGAACAGATTGCTGAATACACTCAGCAAAGGGCAGAGTATCAGTACACACCAACTTATGCATACCAGATTGGTAAATACACCATCAGCAAGGATGGCAATCTTTTATCCCCAGATGAGATTCCATCCAACCTAATCGACAAACTTAAAGAACTTGGTTTCCGGCCCGCTAACATTATCAAATTGCATCTTGCTTACCGTCGAGACGACTTTACCGATCAAGCCTTAGAAAACCTGCGTC